TTGTTCTTTTTCTTCTTGCATCATTTGCTGCAGTTCAAGTGTTGCCATATCAATCTGCGAACCGATTCCATCACGTGCGAAAGACTTTGCTTATTCACTCGCTTGCAGATAGTAATTGATAAGATTTATCGAAGGCTTATAACATGTTATAATACATTCTGGAACAAAAATCAACCCATCATTTGCTGAAAGTAAACATGCATCACGTAGCTTCATTGCACCACCTTTTTCTGGTACAATCCACATTGGATCCATTAACTCAAATTGTTCCAGCTTATCGAATTCCTCATCTGTCTCACAGGCAAGGGTCCCGATAATCTCTTCACCTGAGATAAGTTTGAATACTAATTTCATTTTAACCCCACTGTGTAAATCTTATAATCGAACTGCTCAGAGTCATAGATCTTAGCGCGTTCTTCGAAGTGCTGCAATACAAAGTTCTTTAGCTTGCCATGTGAAAGGTCATCGACAATATCATATAGTACAGCATGAGTTTTTTCGTCGTGCTGTCTAAGCATACGGCCAATCGACTGAAGTACTTTAATCTTCGACTTAGAAGGTGATGCTGCAATCATATGGTGAAGTCTGTTAATACTGACGCCGGTTGATGTAGTACCTAGCGAAGCCACCAGGATTGCGTTCTCTTCTTCCTCTATAGCCTTACGTATAAGTTCTCTTTCGTTACCCTTTACAGAACCATCGATATAGAATACATTCGAATGATCTTTTAAGCTATCATATAACGCTTCCCCATGATCTGTAAGCCTAAAGAATACAAGCTTATTACCTTTTAAGCTCAACGCGAGATTGCGGATAAACTCCGTTCTTCTAGTGTGCCCTACAAGGTAGTCTACCTCTTCTTGGTAACTACGCTTTCTCTGTAGTTTTGTCTTCTTATCAGTAATAGACTTGTGAAATTCTTTACGCTCAGCATCTGAATACTTTAAAACAATACATTTGATCTTAATATCAGCAGCATGCCCCTCATCAATCAACTCTCGAGTAGTAGTTGTTTTATAAGGTGCACCAAATAATCCGTAGATTGTTGTTTTATTGAGCTCTGAGTTATCTAGCGTTCCTGTTGTCCCGAATCGATACGGTGTGTTGGCCATCGAGGAGAGTATGTTAATGAGTGTTGTTGCTTTCGCGCCGTGCGCTTCGTCGCCGAACACCACTTGGTACTGGTCGTACCATTCCTTAGGGAGCTTTTTCTTCCCATTGTCCAGAGACTGCCAGGTAGTGATTGTAGTATCAAATTCGTGGTCATTGGTCTTAATCAATCCGTCAATAGAGGTGTTGAATGTACCCGTATACCCGTATGACTCAAAGTCAGACTGCATCTGCTTAACCAAGCCGATAGTAGGTACGATGATAAGTGATTTAGTATTAAGCTTACGTCTATACCATTCGTTAATGACGTAGATAATAAACGACTTACCCGATGAAGTAGGTGAAAGCAATGTACGTCTACGCGAACGAAGGCACTTAACAATAGCATCGATTTGATAGTCTCTAATCTCAAGCCAGTCAGGTAGATTGAGAGACTTCATGAAGTCTTCTACTTCTTTAACAGAGACGTTATCGTATAGGAACTCGTCATCGAATGAGAAAGTATAGCCTCTCTCATCACAGAACTTCTTAATACGCTGTGCCAGACCTGCATATACAAGTCGCGTCATTCTATTAACTAGTCGTATTTTACCATCCCATATACGCGCTTTGTATTTCGGATCAAACTTATAGTTGTCCTTGAAGAACGTTAGATGGTCAGATATCTCCATGAGCGTACCCGGATCACATCTCACCTTCAAATGCGAGGCGTTAAAATACTCTAGATGAACATCAGTTTCCAATATTAACCACCACTCTGGAATTTAATCCACTCGATCGCGTTCTTAATTTGAAAGCCACGATTCATAATAGATTTGATTATTGATTCGAGAAGTTCTATCTTCTCGTGTTGAATACCTATCTTAAGAGTCAGATCTACCACTTCGCTATCTGTATCGACATATGAACCAGCATCTGCTTTAAGAATTTTACCTATAGGAGGGAGCTGCCACCCCCTTTCAGCTTGAGCGCGTGTTGGTCCTTGCGTAAAGAACTCAAACTTCTCAAGACGGAGCAATTTCAAATCAGCTTCATACTTACGGAGGATCAGACGTTCCTGCGTATAGATCTTATGATACTTCTGATGGAGTTTCGATGCGTTAAGCGATTCACGGTCAAGCTCTTCGCGATTGATAATCGAGTCACGCTCCCACAGTTCAAAAATGTTTTCAAGCTTCATAATATACCTCTAATGACTTACACTCAATATAGTTGCTTTTAATATAGAATGCAACTACTAAATGTTATCAATATACCATCTTGTAAAGCGAAAAGTCACAGAAGCTGTGATGTACTGCGTTTCTGTAAGGGTTGTATCATACTCAACCCCTGATAGGTTTATAGGGTAAGCATCTGTAAATCTATATACAAGATTTGGATTAAGATTGCTATCTAAAATAAACACCGAGCAATCTGAGCGCCAATCTCTATACTGCTCTAGATTGTCAGGGCGGCCGAGAGCTACCATCCAATTAAAAATAGAAAGATAATCTTTCATATTTTCCCCAACGAGGAATGAAATGGTTAGATCATCATACGTGATGTTACCAGGCATAGGAATTGGTACGAAAGGTGTAGGTACAGTTGCTGTTCCGAGATTAAGGGCTGGTAATTGTACGGATTGAGCTCTATACTCAATCTCAGGAGTTCTATCGAGCTTAAACTTAAAATTAAGTTGTGAAAGATTATTTTGGTCAAATGATGGCATTTTTAGCTTGCCTCTACTCTAATTTGTCTATATAAGCATATTGTGGCCGACGAATAATATAACGTCCTAGTAACCACTACGTACTATTTATCTAGACAAAAAGAGAGGGTGACCGAAGCCACCCTCCCAGTTTTTTGGTTGGTTAACCCAACTCTCATTATTACATGAGGTTGTTAACAAGAAGACGACGATAGTAAACGTTGGTATCTTCTGCAAGACGACCAAGAGCTGTATCGCTTGTACCTTCTGCGAATGGATTCGCTACCATGCCGTAACGGGTCTTGAAACCAATCTTTGGCTGGAATGTGTCAGGATTGACGGCACGAACCATCTGTAGTGGAACGTATGGGCAGTAGAAGAGACCTGCGTCAAATGCTGACGAGCCCTTGTAGCCTACTACCATGTAGTTCGAACCAGCATATGGATCGATGTAAACGCGTAGACGGCCATTTAGAACGCCTGCGAATGTGTTGCCTGTGTCGTCAACGTTGAGGTTGTTCGAGTTAAGGGCTGGAGCGTAATCGAGTACACCTGCCATCTGAAGTGCGGAAGCAACGTCCGAAGAACAGATGATGATGTTACCCTTACCACGTCTGGTAGCCTTTGCGATCGCGTTAGCTTCACGCTCTACCTGGAACATAAGACCCTTGAACTTTTCAACTGACCAACGGCCGTTTGAATCGGTGTCAAGGTCGAATACGCCAGCAGTTGTTGTGCCTTCTGCAGCACCACGACGAGCTGTGATAACGATTGTACGAATAACTTCACGGTTGATTTCTGCAAGAATTTCTGCAGAAAGAATATTGCTGAGTTCTGTTTCAGCATCAAGGCCGTGAATTGCCTTTAGATCCTGAGCTAGTTCTAGCGAATATTCAGCCTTCAGAGCGCGTGACTTAGCTTCTACTGAAACCTTCTCGATCGAGAACGCCATTTCTGGGAAGATCGATGTGGTTGAAGAACCTAGGCCTTCTGCGAGCGAAGTCTTAATACCGCCTGCGAAGTTGTAAAGGTCGTTGGTTGCGTTTGTGTTAGCCGATGGTGTTGTACCAAGGGTTGCGTCGTAACCACCTACTGAGTTAGATGTAGCATAACCTGCATCTGTTGCTGATGCGTTAGCACCGCCACGAGCAGAATGACCTGTGTCTACTTCGTTGTAGAAGGTTTCTGTGCCACCCTGAGTGTCGTAACGAGCGCGCATTGCAAAGATAAGACCTGTTGGGCCTGTCATTGGCTGAACGCCGCAGACATCATATGCCATTAGGTTTGGCATTGCACGGCGAACGAGTGAGATAAGAACTGGATCGAAGTTATCGATCGAGTTACCGGTTGCGTTTGTTGGAGCGGCTTCACCAAGGAAACCACCGGACATTGCAGCACGAGCTTCTGCAACAGCCTTCTCAGTATTCTCAAGAATCTGAGCTGTTACGGCGCGCTTGTGTGCGTCCTTAATTTCTGGAAGGTCCTGGTGCTCCAGGATTGGCTTCCACTTATTTTGAACTTCTTCTGCTAGATATGACATTTCTGTTCTTCTCCCTTAAAAGCTTTTTTTGAAGCTAATTTATTTATAAAAATATTATTTTACAGCTTTTGCAATAGCCTGGACATAAGCGTTCATGCCAGGAGCTGTGAAACCAGTTGTACCGCTTGCAGTATCATCATCACCGTCGATTTCTTCAGTGATTAGACCTGTTGAATTTGCTGCAGACTTCTTTGTGAAATACTGCTCTTTTACAATTTCAAGCTTCTTACGATATGTGTCAGCATCGCTGTATTCAATGCCTTCTGCGAGTGTCTTAAGCTTCTCGACCTGAGTCTGTGCTAGACCTTCGGAAACCTCTTCAAGAGCTGCTTCCTTTGTTGCCTGCTCGATGATTGCTTCAAGAGCGATCTTCGCGTCGACAGTTTCGTTAAGCTTGGACTTAAGGTCATCAAGCTCTGCTTTCATCTCAGCAACTAGGTCGATCTTCTCGTCAGGTACTGCGATGTAATGTTCTGCAAATACGTTGCGAAGAGCATCCATGAAGTCTTCTGCAATATCAGCGCGTAGCGAATTTTCGATAGCAAGCTTGTTATCTTCCATCCACTGCTCAACGCAATAGTCAAGATACTGATCAAGCTTTGCTGTTACTTCTTCCATAACAGCAGCTGTCTGCTCTTCGAGAGCTGCTTCATAAGCTTCCTCGAGTTCAACTTCCTTATCAGCAAACTCTTCTTCAAGGCGTGCAACTTCAAGGTTCATGCGGGTATTGAGAGCTGCTTCGAAAACAACCTCTGCCTTTTCCTTGAAATCTTCAGTAAGATCATCGCCGAACATGTCGTCGATATCTTCTTTCCATGCACCCTTACCAACTGCATCAGATGGCTTCATAGCTACTGTTGCACGGTTAGATGCTGCTTTGTCTTCTGCGCCTGGAGCCTTATTAGGACCAAACTGCGACTGAACGTCGTTAAAGATCTTTGATAGGTCATCCTTACCAAGCTGCGCTAGTAGTGATGTGAAAGTTGCAAGTGTTTGCGCCTTTGTATCACCGCCGCCTGATCCTGCACCTGGCTTAAGAGTATCAGCAGCTGATGCTTCGTCAATGTGAAGCTCTTCGTTGCTGTCTACTTGTGTTTCCTTCTCGGCCATTTTTTACTCCTTATAAGGTATATTTCTGGTTTATTTATTAATTTCTAATCTTTGAAAGATTCGATAGATAATTTTCGAAGATCTTTAGTTTCTTCTCTTGAAGATTGCGAGAGGAAACAGCTTTCTCGATTTGTCTCTTTGCTTCTTCAGCGACCTGAATAGCTTTGTATCCAAGTCTTTCATCATAGACCCAATCAACACCTTCCATGATGCCGTCAACCCAGGCATTAGGTGCTGAAGGATCCGCAACAATATCAGCTGCAGTAGCAAGTCTGAAATCGTCTTGAACTTCGTTTACACCTTCTTTGTTAAGTTTCAGTGAGCCCATTCCTCGCGAGGAAACACCGAGACGTGCACCGGACTCCATAAGACCACGAGCAATATTACCCATGGGTGTATTTGTGACGAGTGCTTTACCAATATAGTCTGTACCTTCCTTACGAAGAGATACAATACGGTGTGATACACGGTCAAGGTTGATCTGAGGGCCATTAGGGTGGCCTAGCTCTCCCATAGCGGTCTTTGTCTCTACAGCTTCTTTCATGTAACGGGCAACTTCTTTGTCCATTACTTCTTCTGGATACATACGACCATTACGGTTTTTAATAGCAGATTGGAGGAAGACGCCTTCGATGTAGAGGTTCTTACTACCGTCTTCTTTTGCTTCTGTGACGTATTGTAGTTCGTCAAGAACTTCTGTAATAAGTTTCATCTCTACCTCTTAATAT